ATTCTGTTTGATCACCTTTATCAATCATTGCTTGCATTTGCTCTTGTTGAGCTTTAGCTTGAGCTTGTTGTTGTTTTGCAATATCTTGATAAGCATTTTCAAATTCTTTAATAATATTCATTAATTCTTTTAACTGTTCGCTAAATTCATCATACGCTCCTGCATTTAAACGATCACCTTTTATAAATTGTAAATGCGTACTAATATGTTGAATAAATGGTCCTGCTGCATCCATTACTGCAGATATTGATTGTTCATTAAAGTTTGCTCTAGCTTCTTTTATTCTTTCTCCAAAGAACATAAAGTGTGTATCTAAATGTGTAGCATGTAAGTCATCTACACTAACAATACTTTGTTGACCACGTATCATATCGTTGTTTTCAAGATTTGCAATTTGATTACTTTTACTAGGCATAGTATCATCTTCAAAAGGTGGATAATATCTTGTTACTGATTCTGGACCACCACGAGCTTGTATAAAATCTTCTATTACAGCTTTTTTACCCATTTCTGGTAAATAAGGAGCAATAGATAACATTTCTTGTGTAGTCATATTTTTCATAACTGTAGATCCAGAACCAATTGTTCTAGGTGCTTTAAATTCCCAAGCATCTGTATCTTTCATTAATTCTTCTGGAACACCACGTTCAATACAGCGTTTTCTAAATTCTTTTGAATCTTCTTCTTTAGCAAGCCAAATTCTATTACACATTTCCATATATAACATATCTACTTGTCTATAATATAAAGCAATATCAGTTTTTTCTAATTCAACTTCTTCTATAGCTTGTATTCCAGCACCTCTAGCTGTATATTTTTGTACATCTGTTCCTGTAATAGAACTTAATCCCGGTCTTTTAACTCCTACACTTGATTGATTAACTTGTGTTAATAATCCATATATAGATGTAATACCATTTAAGTTTTGTGATAAATTATTAGTTTCTAATCCTGCACCTGCTGGTAATATAATTTGATTACCTAATCTTAATGTTTTACCTTTACGGCTTGTACCATCTTTAAATGCTACAACCATAGATGCACTATCCATAGCACCATCTACTGCTCTACATAAAAATCTATTGTTAATAACTACAGAAGGATATATTCTATGTCCTATACCTTTAATACCATGAAAATATCCATTACCAATGTTACAAATAAATGGTATAAATACTTCTTGTATTTTATTATATGCATCTGGATTTTCTAATATAAATGCATCTCCAGAACCACGTTCCATAATATAATGAGATATTTTACCTGTATCTTCACGTACTAAAATATGTGCTACTTTTATTTCGCTTGCTAATACAGTTTCATATGCTAATGCATTGTTTTCAATATCACGTTGTAATTCTTCCCAATCAATAGTATCATATGAATTTTTCTTTATAGAGTCTTCTATAACTTCTCTGATCTTTTGTTTATTCCAACCCATTTCTCCTGCACTAGGATTATCTAATTTTTTTGTTAATTCTGGAATACTCATTACATCTAAAATAACTGCACAATCAATATAATCTACACTTGCTTTTGTATTTTTTGGAAATAAAACATCACCTGTTTTAAATGCTCTCCATTTCCATTCATCTTTTGTAGGAAATAAAGGAAAAGAATCTCCATGTAAATTCATAGAGTTAGCTAACATCATCATTTCATATTCAAAACCACACCAAGATGTAATTAATTTTTTTATTTCTTCTGTAACAATGTTTTCCCAATGAGTTCCTCTACCCATATAAGTTGCTAAATCTTTTAATTTACAATCAATAATACTACGACCATCTAAAAATAATTCAAAAAATGAAGTATTACGTGCTTGTATTATACCTTCACCTTCACGAAAATTGACATTACATCTATGTGCTTGTCCTGTTTTTTTTAAAGTTTCAGAGTCAAATGGTGCATTGCCACTTACCATACCACTTACTTTGTTTCTTTTATTAGCTCTTGTTAGATCAAAATGAATTAAATCTTCAATTAAACTATGTGCATGTTTGGGGTCAGTTATTTTACGCATTTTCTTTATCCCTTAATTTTACAGCTTTAACTATTTTATCAGCAAGCTTTTGTTTATCCTCCCCATTTTTTACTTTTAAATTAATTCCATTATCAGCTAAAAATTTACGTATTTCTCCATATTTACCAATCATCATATTTTTATGTAAATCTTTATAAAAAGCATCACG